TTTTAGTAATTATTCCTCCTTCAAATTTGATTGTTTCTTATACTCCCTTCTTGCTGATATCAGGGCTACAACCCATGACAGAATCACACAGAAGTTGAGACCACCAAAAATCAGGTTAACTATCTTAACCCAGAGCACAGGAATAAAAAATGCACTCACCAAAGCAATGAGGGCCAATAAACCCCAAAGCATAATTGTTAAATTCTCATTCTTATTCATATCACTTTCTTTTTTATAAATAAGGGGGCAAAAGTGTGCGACAAAAAGGGTGAGGGTTCATCAGTCCCTCACCCAAGCAGGTCCTTTAACTAAGGTAGCGATTCTTGGTCTTGGCGGCCCTGCTAATTGACTATAAACTTAGTTACCTGATTGACATTGAGCCTTGGAAGAGGTGTCTGTACCCATACACCATTATAAGTGTTTCCGCTTGCTGTTATAGTGCTTCCAGCTGGTATGGACACTTCCTGGTCGGTCTTGGTATAAGTTGTAGGTGTACCGGCAGAGGTAAGAGGTCCATTCTGATAAACCATTGACACAGTTGCTGTATGGTCAGTTGTAATTTGTTCTGCAATCGCAATCACAATACCATCCATGTCCACTGTTCCTACTGGCACTGTGGTCTGACCATTGGTGACAGTACCAAGCACCCAGTTATTGTAGTAGTCCTTGACAGTAATACCCTCAATTGAAGGTTCAGGTGTAGGCTTCATCCCTCTCCGCTGGTTGATAACATAAGTAAGGGTTTTGTTGCTTCCAGGCTGTGTAAAGACAATAGATACTGTCCTCTGGCTGGTAGTGTCATTCGCATTACAAGTGAAGCGGAAGTTCCACTGACCTTGTGCACCTCCAGTAGCCGCCCAGTCCATCTGTACATTCATAGTAGGCATATAGCCGATGCTCACACTCGGCTGTTCGGTTATCGCCTGTCCAAACTTTGATATAAGTGATATTATAAAACTTGTTTGACCACTTCCAATTGTCATAGGGTTTGATGACAAGCCGGACAACACATATGTCTCATAACTCTGATTGATTTGTGTTTGTGCGGTAACACTGCCATAGGAAACCTTGATATAACCAATCCTCTGTGCCCCGGTTGTATTCTCAGTTACAGTCCATCTCACATTGTATTTACCGCCTATATAGTATTTTTCCGCTGTAAATCCGGCAGAGGATGTTGATACTGTCCACTCAGTGGTGTTGGAGGATACAGAAATAGTGCCCCCGGTTGCAAGACCATCTGTAAGGTTAACCAATTTAGGGGTGAGGGTGATGTAATATGTGACACTTGCCTGGGTTATTGTGAAGGTTGCATAAGTCACACCATCTATTTTGAAACTAATAGTGCCGGTCCTTTGACCTGAGGTGTTCGCTTCAACCCAGTATCTTGCCCGGTTGTTGCTGTTCTTTGCCACTGTAATCCAGGATGCATCAGAGACCACAGTCCAGGAAGCCGAAGATGCTGTGAGGTTGATATAAGCATTAGTACCAGATTCACCCACTGATGCGGAAGTACTTTCAAGCACTATTGATTGGGTTGTGCCATCGGGGTAGAATTTCTTGTTTCCAAACCACATGGACAAGATGGGGCGGTTACCAAAACTACCTGACTTTACTGTAAAATTCCCAAATGTAAACATTACACTTCTATATAAATAACATTATTTCTCTTGGTGATATAGTTTGGATTGGCTATACCGGTATTGAGTGCGGCACCACTTGTATTGTAGACCATCCAGTACCCTATGTCCGATGCTGTGCCGAAAGTACTGCTGCTTGTCCTTGTTCCAACCCTTGAATAGTTGGTGGTGGCGAAACCGAGGTCTTTTCCATTGAAGTGCCAGGTCTGTGTACCACCGGTAGTAAAGTTATAGCTTGAAGAATAAGGAATACACACACCATAGCTTGTAAGCGGCTTTCCGTCAAAGTACCAGACATCATAGTTGCTAAAACTTGTCTTGGTGAAAAGAGTCTGAGGCTCTGCGGCTGATATTGTTGTATCTACACCATTTATGAACCAAGTACCATATTTTGCAAAGTTGGTTGATGCAGTGGTCATAAAGGTAATCTCAATACCTTTAAGCGGACTCATTACCGCCTGTCCCAAACCACCAATTCCTCTGGTCCTGCCTTCTCCCTTATATGCATGGGCTACCATTGTACCATTGGTGAAAAAAGCGGTGCTGTCACTGTACTCCTTTTCCATATCACCACAGTCGGTTGCAATCTTGTCTGCAATTCCAATCTCTATGACACCATTGCCATCATATTTGTCCGGGTCCCTGCTCGGTACAATTGATATGGTTTCGGTATGTGAGTATGTTGAAGAGGACACAGTACCGACAAAGTGGATATTGTCCGGGTTAAGGTACATTTCATGCTTCTCAAAATTATCATAGGTCTCAGCGGAAGAAGAGCCTTTAAGGGCACTGTTTCCCGCTGTATCAGTACCGATTGTGAAAGGACCGAAAGTACCCTGGGTTGCAACCATAGTACCGTCATTTGACACAGTGAAAGGAGCATCGGCAGGTGAATCACTACCAGCCCAGAAGTTGATTCCATCACCACCGGCAGCACCTGCGGTAATATTGCCATCGCTGTCCTGCAGATACAGCTCATTATTGGTAAGGAAGCGTATCTTACCATTCTCTGCAAGCAAGAGTTGGGATGCTACGAAATCAAATGTATCACCGGTAGTCCAATAATTCTTTACATTGTTCCAAGGACTTAACTTTCCATAGTAGGTTGTGTTGCAGTAATAGTAAATCCCATCCTTCAAAATCACATCAATCCACTTCTCACACTCGGTACAGCTTCCACCAGATTCACCGGCACACCAGCATCTTGTGGAGGCGGAATACTCATCCCAACTATAAGGTCCTCTTATGGCTGCACCCCTTCTTCCTTCTTGTGCTGTGCCATCAATTCCATTTTTGAGTATGTCCACATCTTCCATATCTACCTGGGTGCTGCCGACATACATGGTGAAGCGGAGCCTTGAATAACTTTCACACCTTGCGGAAGTGATTTGTATTGCAGAAGTGTAGGCTGTCTCTGGTGTAAGGGAGCCTGTGGACCTGTTCTGCCATCTGTATTTGATAGTGGCATCTGCTGCCGGGATTACCGCTTGCTGACCAACCTGCTTGTACCCACTTACAGTAATTGTTTCCGGGGAGCACAGCTTGGTATTCGGGTCATAGATTACCTCACCATAACTTACTTCAAGCCAATAGTTTATAGCATCATCACCATTATCACCAGCATAGGACTTGGTGACATTCATAATCTTTGTGTCCCTGTAAGTGGCCACATCACCACCATAACCGCTGATAATTATTGAAAGGGTGTCGGTGTTGAAATTGAAGCTGCTTCCAAAAGTAAGGGTAAGCACACCATTGGTAGTTGCAGTAGTCACACCGGTAGCACCACCCAAATCAACTGCATAGGTCGCATTTGTCTGTCTTACAGCACCATGATACAGCTTTGCCTGACAACTTGGCTTGACAGCACCCGGAAGGATATTACCATCAGAATCGCAATTAATTGATGCATTGTCATTTGAAAGGGTTAGATACCAAGCACTGTCACCGGAAGGACCAGTAGCACCAGAAGGACCGGCAGGACCCTGAGTACCCCTTGGGATAACCGGCACATCTTCAAGTTCATAATATTGGTTGTCATCATTCTTCAAACCGAAGGTGATTGCTGATATACCGAGATAGAGATTTGCAGTAATGGTTCCCTGTGCGGAAGTCTTGCCGGTCTCCATATCATTATACCACTGATAGATTGTGGTCTGATTATCCACCACAGGAAGTTCATTACCAACCTGGAGCCATACAGTACCGGTTACGGAAGTAGGAGTGAATCCGCTTGTTTCAGGGTCAAACACCACTATGCTGGCTGAGGTGTTGATATATCTGGTGTGGGCCGGTGTTCCATCAGAGCCTGGGTAATTCCTCGCTATGGTCATGGTCTTCTGTGCAATTGGCGAGCCTTCCTTGCTTGCTATGATATTGATAGGCAGGGCAGGATAAGCCGCTGACCAATTGAATTTAGTACCGGCAGAGTTGAAGGTAAGCACACCGGTCTGGGCATTGATTGAAAAACCGGTAGCAAGATAACTTGGGGTAGTTGATACAGAATAGGTTACATTCTGGTCAATTGCTCCATTATAGTAGGTTACGGCTGTACACTGCAAAGTTGCGATTGAATTGGGATAAAGAGTACCTGCACTGTCGCAGTTTACCTGTGCGGTCTGGTTGGAAAGGTCAAGGGTGTAGTTTCCGGTAGCCGCCCTGTTGATAGCCCAAGTGAAATCAAGCCACACCTGCTCACAGTCATCCATACTGTCCCACCAGTCATATACATCATCACCAACCGGAACAGCCTTATCCCTCTTGTAGATTACCACAGGGATTCCAATTGTTCCGCTGGTTCCAGTTAATTGGCTTGTAGCATTGATTACAAAGGTAGCTCCGGTTGTACCATTGTCAGTAATTGAAAAGGTCATACCCTCCGGGACATTGGTGACACCACTATCTGCCGGGACTTCAATACTATCAACAATTCCATCAGAGTTTGTGATTGCCGACACCTTGCTCATATCGCATATAAGTGTAGGGGCCTTGTCATAACCCCTGTAAGCTATCACAGTGGTATATTCCATAGCACCGGCTGCAAGGTTCTCTGCATCAATTGTCACATTCGGTTTTGACAGCATGCAGTAGAAGGAGACATTATCCTCGCCCTCTTCTGTGCTTCCGGTGTCTCCGATTGTGGTGGTTGTGTTGTTTCCACCATAGGTTGTATTAATCACACTCTTGGTAACATTACCGGCAGAGATATAAGTACCATACTTGTTTCTTCCGGCAGGTGCTACTGTTATTGCTCTGAAATCCATTACTTATCTTTTTCTACTGAAGTTATTGTTTGAGTGCCAGTTCTGTAATCCATCTCGGTTCCAAGCTGTACATAACCAATTGAAGGATTGTCCACATCAACACCTGTAAGTCTCTGTAAAGGAGAAATATCACAGCTAAGTGGAAGGGTAATCTTCTTTGTCCTTGTTGAATACTGATGGACATACTTTTGGATTATGTTCTCTTCCGGCTTTTGGGCCTGATTGTCATGCAGGGATTCCTCATATACTGCCATAAGGAATACAGGATTGGCGGTGTTGGAATAAATCATATCTGAGTATGAAGGCTTTACCTCATAAGAGTGGGTGGTAATCTTTACTGTAATATCAGTCATGTCGCTGACCGAGCAGTCATCTATCACATTCTCATAGACCACATCACTGTCATTTCCACCATCTTCCTGGCCTTCCTGCACAACCCTGAGTGAAAGGTCCTTAATCCAGCAATAGGCATTATACTCATAGAACTTCCACTCAAATTTAGGATTACCGGTATTGCCATAGAAGGATGCATAAGGGTTAAGTATTTCAAGTTCAACACCTTTGGTGATATCTACTTCTCCAAGAGGCAGCTTGATGCCCTCACAATTCAACTTGTCCTCCCAAGACACATTGTTGTTGATTGAAATTTCCTTGTTCCAAAAGTCAATCTTGTTACTTTCCCACCTCATCTCCGGGGCACAGTAGTCATAGGTTGAACCAGAATCAACCCATTTGTTCAATGAAGAACTCCAGCCCTTGTTTCCGACATGGATTTTGAATAGAGGTCTGCCAACCATATTCCTCCAACTACCTGCTGCTGTCCATCTGGTCTTGCATTCGGTGTTGTTCCACTCCGGGTTAATATAGTTTCTGTTTATATATCTTTCAAAAAGGCAGCTGCAATTGAGGACAAGGTAAGACTTATCATCAACCATCACCATAGGCTTGTAACCTGATTTGAGTTTGAATACAGTCTTTCCCGCTGCCGCCGGTTTATTCTGGTTACCATTCGCTGGGTTCTTGTACTTCTCGCAGATGCAGAGATACCTGGTGTAATCAAGTTTTGAAGGGACAGTCCAGTTCTGGTATTCATCCTTGTATTCCTTTCTCACAACACCAAGGTCTACAATTGTACCACCCATATAGTTCCTTGTGATATCCGAAGAAGCCTTCTCTGCGTCAGTAGGATTGGCTGGTGTTCCATTTGGCTGGTAGTACACACTGTCATAGTACTTGTGGTCATACACCCTGTGGAAATACCTGTACTTGCTGTCTTTAAGGTCTTTCTTCTTGGAATCCTTCTCCTCTACATAATTCTGTTCAAAGCCGAGTGAGTACCAAGTTCCACCATGCGGATATTTCGGTGTGTCAGGTGAAATCGGCATCACTTCAAAATTGGCATAGAAATCATCCTTATCCAACCTGTTGGTAAGGAACTTGTCATCAAAGATATTAGGCACTATGTCCTCCACAGCATACATATTCGCCTTGACCGCAACCTTGTTATAGATTGGTTCAATTGAAATCTGTGCTGTGTCGGCCCTGTAAGAATCGGCTGTGACATTGAAGGTAGGGTCAAGGTGTGAATCAGTACCCTTGTTGTAGCCACTCACCTTTGAATACCAAGAAGCATAGAGGTCTGTGTGGGTTTCAAGGTACTGATAATCAACAAAGTACATTCTCTTTCTCCATTGTAAGCAAGTGAAACCCAGGTACTTGCATATCTCTTCAAGCACCTCGCTAAGTTTCCACTCTTCCTCAGTATCATTCACTTGGAAGTTATGCTCCGCAATTGAAAGATGTTCTGGCAGGATTACAGCACCGCTTGGGCCATTATATTTCTTGCTCCTGGTCCAGTACCACCCCTCCAATTCTCCGGTAGCATCACAAATCTGTGCAAGTACATCCTTGATATTCACCGCACTACCGCTGTTCATTTCCACATAGTCCTTGTATTGGAGTGAGGAAATACAGTCAGCGGCCTCCAATTCAAAGGTCTCATAGCAATCGGCATAACCAGCATCAAATACCTTTGGAGTAAGGTAGCCAACCCACTCGGTAATTGGTGATGCTGAGTTAGTTATGTTTATGAGTTCCACCTTTGTTCCCTGAGCACAAGGATTTGAAAGGTCCTCAAAATAGGAATCACTCACCACATTGATTGTAGCGGTAGATGTCCTCACAGGGTCAAAAGGGGTTTGTGAATTATTATATCTTACTACAAAAGGTTGGTCACCGGCAAGTTTGAATTCCTTGTAATCGGAACTGTCGCCACTTGCGGTAATTTTTACCTCAAATTGTTTGCATTCATAGCTGCTGAAATAACCTTTATAATTCGCCATATAGACTTTTTATAAGAAAAGGCAGATTTCAAGCGGACAAAAAAAGAAGGGATTGTTTAACCCCTTCTTCTACTCATTTCATTGTTAAGCACACCAACAAGGTCTGCACCTCTGATTTTGAAATTGACCTGACCGCTTGTGCCAGCCTTTCCATTTGCAAGTTCCCACAGGTTCCTCTGCTGTGCCTTGTTAAGAATCATCTCACCGGAATTGACCCTCGCCATCTGCTTGTCGCCTGACCAGGAATTTCCACCCACAATACCACCATTTGCGAACTTGGACATGGCAGCAAGGGCAGCAAGTACAGCGGCAATACCGGCAGCAATAGCCGCAAGGTTGTAAGGGAAAGGAAGTTTGGCACCACTTGCGGTAGCACCGGCCACAGCCTCGCCAGCCTTTGCGGATGCAGCCACCTTTGCGGTTGAAGCCTCTGCCAGATTTGCAGCTGCAGCCTTTTCAGTCTCCTTGGTCTCAGCCGCCCTCTGTATCCTAAGTGCTTCTCTGAGAGCTATTTCCCTTTCAAGCAAGGCAACCTTCTGTGCTTCAAGTGAAAGTTCTGCCTGTTCCTTCTTGTTGGTAGCCTCCTGGATTGCATCCAAGGTTTGGAAAGCACTTACACAGGTTTCAACAATCTGTACAAGTTCATTGAAGACAGCCATAAATTTCTCCCATCCGGTTGAATCTGTGGATTCCATTACATCCCTGAGGGATTCCATTCCCTTGATTACTCGGTCAAGGCTCTGTGCTCCATTTTTGAGACCATTGTACAGGGTTGAATTGATGCTCTTTTCAAGTTCATCAATATCTTCCTGCACCTTTGCAAGATTCATAGCCTCTTCAAGTGATGCTGCCTCTTTCCTTGCGATTGCGAGTTCCTGTCTCCATTCAGCGAGTTTCGCCTTTACAGCATCGGAAGCATCTTCAATCTTGTCATAACTTGAAACAATATCATTGATTGCCTCTTCAAGTTCATCTGCATGATTCCTTGAAATTTCGGCTTCCTCTTCAAATATGTCGCTCTTGCTCTTGTTGTAATCAAATGTCTTGGACCTCTTCTGTCTTGCTGGCTTGTCAGATAATAGTGCATTAAGGTCTGCGGTGGCTGTCCTTGCCATCTTGTCTGCAAAGTCCTGGAGGTCTTTCTGTATTACTTCATCAGCTTCCTTGATTGCATCATCAGTGGCGGCTTCAATTGCCTCGCCAGCCGCCTTTACAGTAGCATTGAAAGCCGCTTGCTGGGCACTTGCATAAAGGTCGCTGTACCACTTCTCCATGGCCGTAAGGGTCTTTCCCTTGTCCATCTTTCCAATAATTTCTTCAATGGACATTTGGCCAGTACCAGCCGCTGATTTCCAGTATTGCTGTACAAGTTTGTCAAGTTCGTCATTGTACTCTTCCTGGGTAATCGCATGTTCCCTGAGTTTGTTTTCAAGTTCCTTCTTATCCTTTGTGAACTTATCAACCAGCTTTGAGAGTTCTGTTTCGGTTTTTCCACCGCCACCGCCTCCGCCACCAGGACCATTTTCGGTTGGAGCAAGAATCTTGTAGTAGTCCTCATAGAGTTTTGTTACCTCAGCATCTGCACTCTTAACCACATTTTGGAGGGCAGAAATTTCTTTCTTTCCAAGTTTTATCTCATCATTGAGTTTCTTGTATTCGCCGCTGTGCAATAATGACTTAGGACCATATACTGTGTCACCATTCTTATCTGCACCCTTACCGACAGAAATTTCTCTAAGCCTCTTTTCCTTCTCCGCGATATCTGTTTGGAGCTGGATTATCTTTGCTTCCGCCTGTGCTCCAGCCGCTGCATGGGCCTGTACCTTTGAAAGTGTTATGGAAGCCTTTATCCAATCCTCAACTACATTGACAATATCCTTGTATGCTTGTTTTGTCTTGTCAAGTGCATCAAGGCCGAAAGCATTGTCTCCGGTAAGTCCAAGGGTTTTGTTTATATCTTCAAGGGCCCTCTTTCTTCTACTGAATTCATTATTTGTATCCTGTACATATGCAAGTTGTGCTCTGAGTTTGTTGTTGGTCTCCTGTGTGCTTATATCAACCTGCTTCATCTCCATCTGATAGTCAGAGTAGATGTTCTTAATCCTTTCGCTCTCCTCCCTGATATGCTTGAAATAATCAACAATTGTAGTAACAACACCAAGTATTGCACTGACAACCATCATAATAGCATTTGCTTTAAGGGCCGCACCAATTGACTTCACTACTGACGCAACACCAAGGTAAGCTCTCTTCAAAAGCCCAACCTGCGTAGTTGATTCTTTCAGTATGCCGAGGTGCTTATCAACATTCTTGCTTGCCTTTTTAGCTTCTTTTGCAATATCATTAAGTTTCCTCCACTCTCTGGTAAGTGGAACTTCCATAGCTCTTCTGCTTCTTACGATTTTGAGGACAGTTTCATTGTATTCTTTGAGAGTATTAAGTTCTTCCTTAGATAGGGCAAATTTTGAGTTTCCAGGTGCACCAGGATTCATTGGAGTAGGTGTTCGCTTGTTGAATTCAAAGACATTATCATTCAAGGTTACACCTCTTGCTTTTGCAAAATCCTTCAATGTATTCTTCTGTGCTCTATATAACCTTTCAAGCTGTTTCTCTGTTTCCTTTACATAGGCATCACCCTCCTTTGTCAAATACTTGAAACCAGAAAAAGAGAGTATACCGGCTGCGATTCCTTTAAGCCCAGACTTGATGATATCAATATTCCTTGAGATTGCACTTACTACCTTGTTAGCCCCATTTACAATATTGTTGAACATCCCTTCGGCACCACTGTTTTCAACAAGTTCATACCAGCTGTTCTTCAATCTATTAAGAGACATTTGTACAGAGTTGAAATCAGCATTCTTGGTGACTGTATTCAACATCGCAGCAAATCTCGGAAGGACCTCAGCGGAAATAACCTGGCCCTTCTTCATCATATCTTCCAACTGTGCGGTAGATACACCCATAGCTGCAGCCATCAAGTTGAAAGCACCAGGAAGGGCATTACCGAGCTGTCTTCTAAGTTCCTCAGCCGAAACCTTACCCTTAGACATCATCTGGGTAATAGCATTCATCATATCCTTGGACCTGTCAGCGGACATATGATAGTAAGCAGCTGCCTTTGTAAGTGCCTCAAATACAAGTTTTTGATTTTCAAGGTCAAGGTTGGTTTTCTCACAAGCAGCATGGAATTGTGCGAAATTGCTTATGAGACTGACCATATCCTGGCTGTAAGACCTCGCAAGGTTCTTACACCATTCAAGGTTCTCGGCATAGTTGGAAACCTCCACATTAACATCGCCGACAGAACTCTTAAAAGTCTTGGTTGTCTTTGATACATTCTCCAAGGTGTTCTTAGCCACAGAAAGCTGTACTGCGGTGTCTTTGAGATTTGATATAAGTTGTGTAAAGCCAAGACCGGCACCAAGAGCACCAGCAAGGGACAGGAAAGAACTCCTAAGTCCTGCAATAGCGGATTTAACATCAGCTACACCCTTTTTGAAACCAGCACTATTGAGCTTTATTGCTGTTTGAAAGGTAAAATTATTTTTTGCCATACTTTATCTTTGCTTTGTTATTTTATCAAGTGATGCATAAATCGCATCCATAAGTCTATTCATAGCTGTCGGGCCTTGAGACTGTACTGCATCAGTCCAAAACATGCTACCATGATTCGGAAGTCCCCTTGAGACACTTCCCCTGTATGCTCCCTTCTTCGTATATCTCTTTGCAGTACCCCGGTCAACAAGGTATGAGTGGTTTGCCCCCTGGATTCTCTTGCCCGGTGAGGACCTTCTGAAACCGGCATATGCCACAGCCTTCTTTGCAGACACTGACCTGGTAAAAGACCTTTTGAGGTTCCCGGTCTTGCTCTTGTTCCTTGTCTCCAAGTTGGACTTACCTACCCTTATGATTGTGTCTACCGCAGTTTTGAGGGTATGCTTGATTACAGTAGATTGCTCCACCTTGTCCATGGAACTCATAATGTTCATAAACTTCTGGTATGAAACATTATCCAGTTCAAAAGTCATATCACCCCTTGGCATTTCTCTGTCCTCCTAAAAATGCAACCGCAGCTGCTGTATTCTTTTCAAGGTCCTTCTCCATCTTGTCTTTCTTGCTGGTCTCCCATGGGAAAGGAATAAGGTCATCAGGGCCCTTTATTTTTTTGCTGTCAATATGCGGCATCACACCAATGTATGTCCACAATCTTTCTTCCTCATATCTCTTTTTGACCATAGTGTCACAGGCTTTGTACATTGGTTCAATCTCCCACAAGCCCATTTCATACATAACATAGTGAGCATCAACATGGTAATCCACTATGAGTGATGTGGCCATATCAGTCATATTCATATCTTTCGCCTCTTTTGAAGCATCACCATCTTCTGTTTCCTCTTCCTTCTTTTTGAATTGGTCAATCACTTCAAGCAAGTCTTTGTATTTCTCCACCGCCCACTTTGAAATCTCTTCATTTTCAAGCATATACATAAAGGCTTCAAACCTCAGCTCCACATTATTGCTTGTATAGAAAGTACAGTACAGAAGCATCGGTATATCTTCATCCACATTGAATTTGAAAAAGGATTTACCGGACAGTCTTTCAAACATGCATATTGACTTGATGGTCAGCTTTATCTCATATCCACTGAAATCCATCTTTGCCTTTTCCTTCTTTTTACGAAACAAATTCCACATTTATCCTTTTTTAAGGGAAAGGCAGATTTCAAGCGGACAAAGTTGGATGAAAGCAAGATTGTCTGTACTATAGTAGTATGACACAAGACAAGCAAAAGAATTACTACCAAAAACACAGAGAAGCCATTTTACAAAAAGAAAAAGAGAAAAGGCCGGAAAGAAGGGAATATCACCGATACTATCAAAAAGAGCGGAGAAAAACCAAACAAGGTCGGGCACAGCAACTACTGGATGCTTACAGATATAAAGACAGGCTGAACAAAAGGGGCGAGACCACAATAACAAAGGAGTGGATACTTGAAAACATATTTACTTCATATTGTATGTATTGCGGCGAGCCAGATTGGGGAAAGCTTGGTTGTGACCGGATTGACAATGAAAAAGCACACACACCAGATAATTGTGTATGTGCCTGTAAATCATGCAATAGCGAAAGACAATATAAAGGGATGTCTGTGGAAGAATTCAAAAGACTGAAGGGTGGCCCCGAATTGGACCACCCTGCTGCTAATAATATGTAGATACCGGTAATTAAGCCGCCTTATAACCGACTTCACCAGAACCGGTGATAGTAAGGGAAGAAGTAGCAATTTCATTGTTACCGCCCGTAATTGAGAGGCTGGTGATAGCACCCTCACCATAGTAGTAAGCCTTGGTAGTATCAGGGCCACCAACAGTACCGCACTCAGTTGAGCTGTCCTGTGCCAAAACCCATCCGATGTTGTCACCCTTGACCATTGCGTCAAACAAGTGGTCCACCGTACAGGCATTGTTCGCATCAGCAGCACTCTTCAAGCAGTAAAGGTTATCAGAACTTACTGTGTATGAGGCATTTCCCGGAAGAACTGCATTCCACCTACAAGCAAGTTTAGTAGTAACATCAAGGGTATCAGCATTCACTTCAAGTGAGCAAGACTGAGAGTATGCGAGAACCTTTGCGGTTGCAACCATACCGGAAGTCATTGCACTGTCTTCAAGCTCTACAAGGTAAAGCCAAAGGTCATTACCCTTAATCAAATCATTATTAACTGACCATGCCATAATTTATATCTGTGTTTTTTTTCTTTTATTTCTTATTTGATTGAGAACACTAAGGTCTCTATGTATTTGTTATCTTCAAAGGATTCTGTACTATCTGCAAGGGTTATGTCTACTTTGCAATTTGAATCAATATTGTGCCTGCCAGAGAGGGCTGAATCTATGTTTGAAGCAAGTTCTATGGCCCTGTCGTAGTCTTCGCTTATTGCTATGACTGCAACCTCACACACATCCTCATATATTCCCTGCTTTACGGATTCCCTTCCATACTTCTGTCTCAGATAGACTATGAAGTCGCCTTTGGTATTCTCAGGGGCAACAAGTGGATAAATGTGATTTCCGACCTGTTCAAAAACATCAAAATCATCAACCAGAATATCTCTTATTGTATTGCCAATGAACCATTTCCGGCATGCTCCTAAATCACAAATCATTAGTCATTAATCTTTGATAGAATTATTGTTAGTTGGTTGTCATCCATATACTTGTCAAGGCTTGTAATCCTGTACCTCTTGCCTTCATACTCAACTATGTTTGTTTCCTCAATTTCCTTGCGGTATCGCACCCTGAAAGTAAGTTCGCTTGAGTGGAATAGTTCATCCGCATCCACGAGGTATGTTTCCTTGTTTTTGAGCCTTTCAGCCCTCACTTGGAACATAAAGACCTCTTCGGTGCTCTTGTACCCACTTCCACTCTGTGTTTCTACCACTTTGTAGAATTTAAGTATTTCGGTTAGGTGTCCGCTGTAAATCATTAGTTGTAATAGTTTCTATATAAGTCAATTAGGTATTGGTAATTAAAGGGTAGGGCAAGGTTCTTAGTGCCAAGGGGCTCCCTGTTCTGGTACATATTGCCAATCATCAGAAGCATCGCTTGACAGAGGGGGGCGGGGAGACACCCCCCATTCTGCTCAGCTAATACGGCGAAGTCCTCATTGACATGAACCCTGACAGCCTGTTCAGCCATATCTATCAGACCAAGGATGTATTCATCATCCTCGGTGAAGTTTGGCTCAATATTCAAGTGTTTCTTTACTGTGTCAAGTTCTAACATTGGACTTCTATATGATTGGATTATTCAAAGATAGCACCGGAAATGCGGTCACCCTTAAGGGTAGCATCACAGAGGTAGTTGACAGTAACCTTAATCTGGTTCTTTCCAGCGAGGGTGTAAGGGTCAACAGTGATGAACATGCCATTGTCCCAAGTTGCAACAGCGAGGTCCTTAGGGTCAAAGCAAATGAGACCGCCTTCAAGGACACTATTGGAAACAACAGCCTTGCGACCATCAATCTCGCCACGGTCCCAAACAAACTGGAGACCGGAAGCCATCTGGGTGCCACGGAGTGCATACTTAACCTTAGGGTCAGCAACAAAGATGAAGTCGCTACCATTCTTTTCCTCAACAGCCTCTTCAAGGTCAAGGACATCATCAAAGGTGATAGAATCAATAGTCTTACCAGTTACAAGGTAATCCTTACCGGAGTAGAAAAGGCCTTCCGGCTCTGCGTCTGACCCTTCCCCTTTACCGAAGACAGTCTGGTCAAACTTTTCTGCGACAGCAGCTGCAAGGTCGGAGATAAGGATAGCCTCGGCATCCTCAGGTGACTGAGCAAGGAACTGGCGGGAAATGGTGATGTAAGCGGTAAGTCTCTTAGGGGAAAGTGAAACCTCTGAGAAGATGTTCTTACCATCCTCAGCATCAGCATTCTCGCTGTCAGCCCAATAAACATTGGAGCCATTGTACTTAGGGATGCGGATGTTTCCAACAGCATTTCCGAACCAAGTAGCACCGAGCTTGTTGAGGACAGAAGCATTGCGGATTGCAACTTCAAGTCTCATCTTATCCTCAGGGACATTCTCTTTACCATAGCTCTCTACGGTAGCAGCAATGCCATCCTCAACAGGGGCACGGAAGTTAATCTGGTTGCCATTCACATATGCCCTCTGTTCGTCAGTAAGGTTGTTTTCTACAACACCCTTAATAAGGTCAAAAAGTCTAATTTCTTTCATTGTGTTTTTCTTTGTTATCTCTTTATGATTTTTTTGTTCTGCGAGTTTCCTGTTTTCCTCTTCTACCTTTGCGAGTTCCGCCTTTGCTGCGTCAATCTGGCTGCGAAGGTCCACCATCTGGTTTGATTCCTCTTCGGTGAGTTCCCTCTGCTCAGCCTCGCCATTGGCAATAACATTCTCCAAGGTTGTCTGAAGGTCAAGGATTTTTTCTCTAATTTCTAATTCAGTCATATCCTTTATAATTTTGGATTGTTATTATAGCTTTACTTTAAGTAAAGGTGCGGTTTTGTCCGCTTTTACTTAGCGGTCATCCTTTGCCGATTCCTTTGGCTCTTCCTGCTTCGGCTCTTCCTGTGGGACCTTCTTGGTGTCAATAATGTCATTGCGTCCGAATCGTATTACCATAGTGCTTTCCTTGTTTATTTAATTATTATTATTCAGCTCATCAGCCTTTGCTAGAGCTTCTTTGTACTCTTCCCTGAGTTGGTTGTAGTATTCTTCAAGTTTGGCCTTCTTCGCTGCCTCTTCCTCTTGTCTTTTTTCCTCGGCCATTCTTTCTTCTTCTGCGATTCTTTGTTCATTGGCAATTCTTTCTTGTTCCTGGATTTCAGCGAAGCGGGCACATTTCACAGCACCCTCAATACCGTAATATGACTGGTCCACAATGGAAAGGTCATATATCTTGTCAAACTTGTTGATGGTTCTGTCATATACACCATCAGCAGCCTTGACCCAGGTATCTGATTCCACAGTAAAAGCCCAACTCATCTCATCAAGGTCACCTCTCTTAATGCGGTCCTTGATATAGACTGAAAGATTGTCATCAGCCGGGACAAAGGAGAAATATACACCATCTTCCCTGACATCAATATTAAGGGAACCCTTGCCCATCTTGTTTCTGGCAAGGAATCCTTTTGATTTGTCATGGTTGTAAAGAAGGAATACATCACTCTTTTCAAATACACCGTCAACAGCCTCAGGTGCAATTGTTTCCCTGAATCCTTCCCTGTTTGGTGAGGGTGTGTTGAAAGGAATAGCCCTACCTTCAATCACTGGGGTCTCAGGTACAGACTTGAATTCAACACTGTATTGTCTGATTTCTTTTTCCATGATTAAACTATTTTCTTTATAAAGTGATTATTTTGTCTGCCTTTTGGTGGTTATGGTGTGAAATCTATATAAACATCATTACTATCGGCATTAAAAGATATTGAATTAATTGAGGAAAAACTGTATGTATCTGTATTTATATCAGCTACTTCATAATCTGTTTCAGTTATTTGTTCTACTCTGTCTACTGATATGGTAAGGGTGGATGCTGTAACAACCTCATTATCATAATATAAGGTTATTGATGTATAGGGCTCAGAGAAGACCATTTCATACATATCTCCGAGGGTTTCTGGCAAATCTATAACTTCCGAACCATCAAGGAGTACTGATGCTGTATGGGCGGTCGGTCCTACTGGTGTTGCCTCATACACAACATCGGTACCCAGGTAGATTTTATCAACCTGGGTATCACCGACATATGCTTTATTTATATCTAAATTCGTCATAACTATTTATAGATTAGATAGTTATTTTAAACCTCCGCATCTTCTATTGTCCAACCTTTCGGTGCACCATTCACACCGATTGTCCAAGATACATCAGGGTGTTTGACAAATGTACCAGAAGAAGCAACACCATCAACCCACCTTGAAGTGGTTGTTAAACCTGCATTTTTTGCCAGACATTTTATATATCTAAGTACTCTACAGTTTCTAAACATATGTAGATAACAACCATCTGGCAATGTTGTTGCTGGAAGTTCAGGGGCAGTTCTAAGGCCGGTACAACCATAGAACATAAAGCTATAACAATTCTGTGCTAATGTTGTTGCAGGAAGTTCAGGTGCTTGTGTAAGATTTGTACAATTTTGGAACATATATCCATAGCAACCGCTTGCTAATGTGGTGGCAGGAAGTTCTGGTGCGGTTGTGAGGCTTGTACAACCGACGAACATATATTGGTAACAAAAACCTGCCAATGTTGTTGCTGGAAGTTCAGGTGCTTGAGTTAAACTTGTACAATTTCGGAACATACTATAATAACAATCATCTATCAATGTTGTTGCAGGAAGTTCAGGTGATGTGGTAAGACTTGTACAACCATCAAACATATTTTGGTAACAGTACTGTGCAAGGGTAGTTGCAGGCAGTACAGCGGTCACACCCGTCAAGCTTGTACAACCAGAGAACATACCTTGATAGCAGTACTGTGCAAGGGTAGTTGCAGGCAAGTCTGGCATATCAGTTATGTTTGTACCTCTAAACATATTGCTGTAACAATACTGTGCTAAAGTAGTAGCAGGTAGGGCTGGTGCTTGTCTAATAGGGCAGTCAGCGAACATAGACAAATATGCATAATCCGGTACAGAAAGTGCTGGCAGGGTTGTGGCTGCTGTCAAGGAAGTACACCCATTAAACATAGACCTGTAGCAATTTGCTGCCAAAGTTTCTGCCGGAAGTGTTGGTGCTGAAGTAAGACTTGTGCAACCATAGAACATTTCCCTGTAACAGCTATCTGTAATTGCCGTGGCGGGAAGTTCCGGGGCAACACGCATCCTGGTGCACCCATTAAAAAGACCCTTGAAACAATAGGTTGAAAGATTGCAGTCTGGCAGGACAAGGTGTCTTTCATTATATTCCACAGATTCCATGTCCTCATTAAAGGTGAATCCAGTCTTGCTTTGGAATAGGTTCATAAAGGCTCTGTCATTCATAGGAATATCATCTATGGCTTCTTTATCCTGGTTATGAACCATAGCTTCCCATGTATTTGGGGTAATAAGCAAGCTCTTTATGTTGCCATAGACCTTTGCTGTAAGACCATTATAATTAACAAAGTAGTGGAAAGGACCATCGGTGGAGCCGGAAGCAAAGCCATAGGCACCGACCTCAGAACTCGCCCCATAGAACTTGAATACATCACCCTGGGACAAACCGGTAGCAATCACCACATCTACTGTCTTGGATGTTGAAGGGGTACCGGTCATTCGTACCTCGGTAAGCTCACCGTCATTCTTAGAATACACTATACTCCTACCATATTCTGAGACATCACTTGTCCTTGATACACCTGAAAGCCTCCAGATAAGTCCGGTGGTTGAAGCTGTTCCGGGGTTTTCAATCAAAATTGTAAGAGGTTCCCAGAACATAGGGTCAACATAGTCATGGCATTCTCCATTCCACCAGTATTTACCTTCGCAATCACATAAAGCCTTTCCTGACAATCCCTCACAAGGGCCTGGTGCCTGTTCCCACACAACATCATAACCCAAATACATCTTAACAACCTCATCAGTACCCACATACGCAGCTTTTATATTCAAGTTGGTAAGCATATTGTCAGCGGGTGCACCACCTTGTATTTTTGATGCATATGCGGGCCAAGCTTCCTGGTATGCTGAAACACTTCCATCAGGCACATAGATTGCTGAAAGAAGATTAGGGTCGCCAAAAGTTATTCCTTCCCCGTCTTCAAGCTCAGGTGGTGTTGTTGCAAGACATGTAAGTGTAAATGTATGCTGGTCTATGTCTTGTTCATCTCTGGTATTGAATGAATTAACACCAATATATGTGACTGTTGATGGGATTGTGACAGCTGTATAAACACCGTGCTGGAATGCTTGTCCTTCTATTCTTTGCAGCCCCTCATTCAACACTATATTAGCCAGGATGTTATTATCACAAAATGCATATCCATCTATTGTCTGTACAATTTCTGGCACTTCCACGGCTACTATATCCCATCCTTGGTATGCTCCGTAATCTATAGTACTGTCAGTCAAGGTGATAGTTTCTTGCCTACCACCTTGATATGTCAGTTTAAGTTCATTATAATTACTCATAACTACTTAAAGATTAAATAGTTATTATCTTTCTGGTTCTGTGTGCGGTGTGGTCCTTATAACAAAACCGGTAAGTATTTCACCTTTATCACCGGGGATATCATCTTGCCAGGTTATTGTGAAGCTATCAGTATCTTCTGCAAAAGTGAATTCGGTACTACCATACTCATAATCACCTTTGGAGTTGATGTGCCAAAGTCCTTCGGTACCATCAGCTGCATTTATCAAATTAAGTACAGCATCAGCAGGGAAATAAGAATAGAAATTGTGCATAGGTCTTAGACCATCTGTTGTTGCAAAAGCATCAACACCAAGTTCATCGGTTTTTATACCTTGGCCTTCATAAGCAACTGGAAATGTGCATACAAATTCGGTTGGTGCAGCTGCCTTTTTGGGGTTGGAGGTAGTGACTCTTATGGCCCAATCTTCTATCAGTCCGGCTTCATCACGCAAACCTTTCTCGGTATAAAAAGTGCCATCCATCACCACAGCAAAAGGAGAGAGTAGTTCATTACCACCATTATAGGCTTTTGCAATATCTATTCCTTCACCAGCCATCATATGTTTATCAAATGTATATTCTGCCATAGTTCAATTAGTTATTTACGATTATATAGAAGGTGTTAGGGTCCTTATCTACAATAGCATCATAATCACTCTGTGTGCCCCTCCATATGGTTGAAACATAGGTAGATGTAACCATATTGGCTATAGCTGCACTTGTGATATAGTTCTTTTCAACTATCTGGGTTTCAACTTGTGCACTAGTGACATATCCGGCATCATTAGTAAATGCGGTATTGCTTGTGGGAACCGTAGGTATTTGAGATACAGTAGCATAACCCTTTGAGGTAATCTGTGTCTCAACCTGTGCGGAAGTAACAAGATTTTCAATTGCTGCGTCTGTTATATAGCCAGCGTCATTAGTGAAAGCCGTATTTGATGTAGGTACCGTAGGTATTTGAGATACAGTAGCATAGTTATAAGCCTCAACCTGAGATTTTACATCGCCAGAATTGACATAGTTCTTCGCTTCAATCTGGGTCTCTACCTGTGCGGAAGTAACAAAATCGGCTATCTCAGCAGAAGTAATATAATTCTTGGAAACAATCTGTGTTTCAACCTGTGCACTTGTTATATAATTCTTTGAAGTAATTGCATCTTCGGTCTGTGCTGAAGTGTAATATGCTGACATATCCGCACCACCTTCAATAACAATATTACCGCCATTTGTGATTGCACTTCCATTAATGGTACTGAACCCGCTTGTTGGGGTGTAAGCGGCCATGTCAGGCATAGTTACAGATGACCATACAGGAATGCCATTACCGGCAGATACAAGTACTTGACCAGCAGTACCGCCAGCAGTAGGGGCGAAAAAACTAAGATTATCTCTGTTTAAGCCATAAACATATAAAGGATAATTATTCAGATGAATGGAGTTTTTATATGCTTTACTGACTTCTCCTGTTATAACACCATCTTCATTCCAAGCCGGAAATACATAATCTCCGGTATTTGCACTAACACTCACAGCATCAGCCTTTCCGCTTGTGGCAGCTGAAATTGCTGCATCGGTCTGTGCGGAAGTGTAATAGTTATCCATATTGACACCAGAAAGGGCATCCTGGACATACTGCTCGGTTGCAAGACCAGATACAGCCTGTGCAATAGCCGCATCGGTCTGTGCGGAAGTGTAATACGCGGACATATCCGCACCACCTTCAATCACAATATTGCCACCATTTGTGATTGCGGAACCATTTATTGTTGAAAAACCGGAAGTAGGGGTATATGCAGCTGCCTTTGTGTCAATTTGGGTTTCAACTTGTGCAGAAGTAACATAGTTTGATACATCCGGGAAAGTTACAGCAGACCATACAGGTGCACCATTACCGGTAGAAACAAGGATATCACCTGCATTACCAGCTGTTTCTGGTGTATAAAAACTCAAACCGACTCCCCCGTATTCAACAATCATAGTTGATGCATAGGGGTCCCCATTTATGTTTACAAATCTACTACTTAAGGACGGACCGGCACCTGTTATTATACCTTGTGTATTCCAGTCAGGAAAAGTATATGCACCGGCTACTCCTGTTACATTTGCAGCATCAGCTTTTCCGCTTGTTGCCGCCGATATCGCATCTTCGGTCTGTGCGGAAGTGTAATAACCTGAAAGGTCTACACTTGGTGTCGCAGCTGAAAGTTCATCTATTCTTCCTTCCAGTTGATTAAGACCCGCTGCTGCTACCTGCTGGGTTTCGCTGATGAGTGTGAAAGCTGATTGCATATCACCGCTTGTTGCATAACCTTCAAGGGAAATACCAGAAACAGCATTATCCACATAATCCTTTGTCTCGCCGGATTCCCAATAAGGGACAAGTGAGCTGTCTATAAGTGTCTGTACCTGTGCCGGGGTAACTCCACTACCGGAGCCACCACCACCATTTGCGTATTTATTTACTATCATAGTTCCGTGTTGGTTTTAGAGGATTATTTTTACATTGTCATCGGTGTTCCCTACAAGTTTGTACCATCCATAGGTCATTGAACCGAGATAGATAAGGTTCTCACCGGCCGGAACTATTGCGTCAGGGTCAAGTGTAAAATTCTCGCCATCAGCGGAATAGGCGACCTGGTAACCAGAGGTTGTAGGTGCCACTGCGAATTGATTTTTCTTCGCGGAGAATCTGTTTTCTCCATTAACTTTTGACTGCATAATTCTGAATTGTTTATATGATTATTGTTTTAGATAAAAGGTGGTCATAAGGCAGACAAAAAGAAAAACCCCACCAAGAACTGGCAGGGAAAAAAGTGATATGAGAAGAAAGGCTTTTTTTATTGAATAGGTTGAATCCTGTCGGCATATGTCGCCCAGTAGTGGTTTGTGGCGGTTGAATTCTTATATGTTTCCACAGACTCTGCTGGCACATATATAGGCGAATTAGATGTGCTTGCAAATGCCTGACTACCTATTTGTGATGGCACTGCACTCCTTACTGTTATACCATTGGCATTAATCGCTGTGTCAAACCTAAAGGAAAAAGCACCAATTTTGGTAACTGTCTCTGGTATGTCTATTCCACGCAGGTATGAACAATATTCAAAAGCACTATCACCTATCTCGGTTAAACCGGAACTCAAACTTACACCGGTCATGGTACTGCATTGTTCAAATGAGTGCCCTCCTATCTTTGATACCGTATCCGGGATTGATACAGAGTGAAGAGTACTGCAAGAACTAAATAAATAGTTTGCTATCTCAGTCAAACCGGTGCTGAGTGTCACTGCGGTCATTCCACTGCACCCTGCAAAGGCCTCATCTCCGGCACTTGTAACACTGTTCGGCATTACTACATTGCTTAGACTTTCACACCCCTTGAAAGCAGCACCACCGATTGTAGTCAGGGCATTTGTAAAGGGATATGCTGAAAGTGACTTGCATTCCAAAAAGGCTGAATTACCGATTGTACCTATGTTCCCATTGATAGTTAATTCAGTTAAACCGCTGCAGCCCTTAAACATTCCTTCCGATATAGAAGTAATACCAGACCCGATTGTTGCAGATGTTAAGGATGTACAACCACTAAAGACATAAGTTCCAATGGTGTTAACACCATCAGGTATTACTATGGAGGTCAATGACTTATTCCCCTGGAAGGCTGAGTTATTGATGGCTGTTGTGCCGCTTCCAATCTGTACAGATGTCAAACCTGTGCACCAGAAAAAGGCTCTGGCACCAATTACTGTCATCCTGTCTTTGATTACTGCGGTTTCTATCCTCTCAGCATATTCAAAAGCATCGGTTGGAATATTGCTTGAAAGATACCAGATGTCAAGGGTGTGCAGGTCGGTGTCGCTAAAGGTATATGAACTAACCGGGGTAATCTCAATTCCGTCTATGGCCATCTTATCAATACTGCCTAGGCTTGAAT